ATATTAAAATTATCATCTGGAGCAGGTTCAATACCTTGCCCACACACATTAATAGAATAAGTAGTGCCTATTTCTAGGTTTACATACATTGCACTGATATATAAAAGTTCGGTTAAACGATCATCTGTGTATTCAGTGCCAGCCGTATCATCTATTAAATGACGTAAAATTATTAGAGCTGATTCAAGTTGAGCCATTTTAACCTATTCAGAATAGAAAGATTCGAACTTTCGTCTTACCGCCCCAAACGGCACGCCTTACCAAACTTGGCCATATCCTGTTTAAATTTGTATTAAATTTGTATTAAATCAAAAAATGAAATGTCAAAGGTAGAGTGAGCGTTGGGTGTTTCGGTTGGGAACTCAAAAGAATTTTAAAAAGCCAAAAAATGGGCCGCTGGGGTCTCCAACGGCCTCAAAATTTGACGTAAGTCGTTTGCTAGAACGTAATTGCGGCAACCCGCTGGCTGTTCAATACGCCGATACTATATTCTTCCCACCCATAGAATCCGCCCTTTTGATAAGCATGAAGAGAAGGATCTTCAAACATCTCAAATGGCTGATTAATAGCCTTAACAAAGCTATCTTTGTTGGTTAGGTCTAATACAATACCCAATTCAAGGTCAGCTGCAGCGTGCCCACTACCAGCTGGAGTTAGAACGCCACCACTTGCGATATAATAAGACTGATATTCTTGACCAGCACCCAATTCATACATCTGATGAACAGTTGTGCCTAGAATATTTACAGACAAATTATCGGTAGAAGCCATGCTATAAAGACTTGCTCGAACAGTATCAGGCACCTGATCAAGGTTCCAAGAAAGGATGGATTCCATCCCCTCTGGACTTACCCAAACGTCCGTTGCTCGGCCACGTCGAATAGACATTGCGTTACCGCCGCTATTACGAGCCATAGAAACACGAAGGTTTGAGAACAACTTGCGGGTGAACTGACCTGAATTAGCAGCAATATCAAAGACGGTAACGTCTCTGTCGGCCATTGCAAACAAAATTGTGTGCCAACAGTCATCATTGCGTTTCTTGATAAAACCCGCCATGAATGCTTCGGTCAAACGTGCAACAATGTTCCACCGAGCGTTACGAGCATAGCTAAGATCATACTCAACGCGAAGAATATTCTTCGTGCTAGCAAGAGTCAACTTATCGCCAGAAACAACAAGTGCTGGAGGCTTACCTTTACCCGGATTTGTGAAAGCTCGGAATTCGCCCTCACTACCCGGAGAGACAAAGTCTGTTGGGTATTCAGCAGAAACGCCCGGAGGCAATGTTTCCATATTGAATACGCCAGCAGTGGTATCGCCATCAAAAATACCCGAGCGAACTGGAGTAGTAACAGCCGTCAAAATCTGAGTCAACGCTTTAGACCGAACCACTGGCTCAGCGGAAGCAGTAGACCGTAGTAAATCATTCATTTCAACATCATTAACATCTTCGAACATATTATTTAATCTCCGTTACTAATTGTTATGGCATATTGATAGATATTTTTACATAACCATCAACAGAAGGGCCTGAAAGGAATTTTGCGTTACCGGGGTCAACATTACCACCGGTACTAATATCTGTAAACAAACCTGAATTAGTAACGTAAGCTTTGCCCGGAACGATTGATGCCAATCGAGCTGGGGCGATTCTATTTGTAACAACTTCTCCCTCAGTCAAAAGATAAACCTTTGAATTGATAGGAACAATATCTTGATTTTGATGATTATATGGAACACGAGTCGTGTTGTAATCTTCAGTCGTGTGCATTAGAATACCGGCAGGAACTCGTCCGGATACAGTAGCAGGATAGCTAACAATATTTTCGGCAGCATCCATCTCTGGTAGGAATGCTCCAGTTGCAGAGAAGGCCATTCCGCCCCGCTCCATTACCGTAGTAGCGTAACAATCCATCCGACCACCACGCTGAACCAAATGTCGTTTCAATGCCATATTACTTACTCCCCTTTTTTGTTTTTGTAGAAAATTTAAATTGTTCGATAATCTTTGCGGCGAGTAATTTTTCTTTAGCTACTGCCTTATCAGCACTATCATTACCATTAAGATTAATATCGTTAGCAGTTGACTTAGACGTATCAAGGTCAAAGCCCTCATCTTCTGTTTTTTCTTCTGTTTTAACAACAGCATACAAATCAACAATTTTGTCGAAATGTTCATCACTTACTGAAGCAAAGGTTTTCAACACTTCTTCAGCTTTAGCAGACTCAACATTAACAGCGGTTAGCTTAGCAAGACGAGAGGCGGTAGCTTTTTCTGACTCAAGAGCCAAAATCTTAGCCTTAGCATATTCCATATCTTTTTCACCCTCAGCCTTTTTCTTAGCCAACATTTCCTCAAATGCCGTTTTCTTCTCATCACTGGACTTCTTAGCGGCTTCAGCCACCTGAGTAAGTTCAGCAACTTGTTTCTGCAGATTGTCATTTACAGCCTTAAGCTCAGTAATTTCAGCTGAGGTCTTTTCGGCCTCTGCAGCTTTGTGAGCCTCAAGCTCAGCTTTAGCCTGTGCTAATTCGGCCTGAACAGCCTTAAGTGCGATTTCGTTTGGATCCATTATTTTCTCCAGTAGTGATTTATTAATAGAATTATCTAAACTCTGAACAATTTGAGTGTTAACTTGCCCGTCAACTTTCTCACAACACGTCTCATCCATCTCATCTAAATCGTCAGAGCTAACTTCTTGATTTAAATTAGAAAGACTTTCACTTATAATGCTTCTAGAGTTGGCAGGAGTTTCTACTAAAGCCTTACCACTAAAAGTGAAGTTTCTGAGCAAGCGATAAATTCTTGAATTATTATATTCACCGCTTCCACCATAAATTCTTAAATGCTTAGTTAAAAATGCCGTACTTTTATTTCTGGTTACAATGGACCTTAATCCATCTTTATTAACCATCATATAGTCGAAGTTTTTAAACAAAGACTCCATCGAAACAAACAATCTGTCATTTTCTACATCATCAACTATTTGGTCGAATCTACTTTTAAGATCTTCGTCTTCCCAATATGACCAAATAACAGAATGATCAACAATATCCTTAATATTTTGTATGTCTTCTTCAGCGAAAATTTGAGTTCCGTCAGAGCTTAGAATTGCCGTACCAGTAATGACACCAACAATATCTTTTTCATTATGCCCAAAATTTACCTGTTTGTAAATAGGGGTATTTCTAGCGGCCCAGATCTCTTCAGCAAGAAACCAATCATCATTCTTATTATCGTCTACGCTGGCTAATATAGAAGATATGTGGTATAGATCGAAATTTCTACCATCTTCAATAAAACCCGCTATAGTTTTCTTAATAGCTAATTTATCAGCTTCTGTATCTACAGGGGTATTATCTTTAGCTGCTAAACATTGATAAGCTACTGATGTATTTGCTGAAATTTGCTCAGCTAAGCCATCTATTACTTCTTGCTCATAAATATTCATAGGAAGAAAAATACCCTTCTATTATAAATTACACGGAAATTAAAAAAAAATTAACTTTTTTCAAAAATTTTCTTTAAATTAATTTAAATTATTCCGCGAATAACAAAGAATAGGCTGCAGCCCCAGCTATTCTTCTATCTTCAATTGTAGGTTTTCTGTTGAATTTCTCTACAAATCTCTCAAGAATGCTATCTCTTACAGATTTTATTTCAGAGGTATCTATTAAATTAGCACAAGACTTTAGAATAGACTCTTCTGTTACTAAAGAGAAGGGTAAATGATCTATAATAATACCTAACTTAATATTTTCTAAATCTTCCACCTCTTCATTTGTTAAATCGCGAGCATAAGCCTTTTCTTTAGATTGAACATAAGAGGGCGTAATAATATCTGAAATCTTATCTATAGACTCCTTTGCCCAAACCTGCGTCTCAATAACAGATTGGGCAGTTGTCCTTGGCCTTACAACCTTAGTCTTTCTTTTAGTCTGATCTTTAGTGCCAGTCGGCCTCCCATTATTCTTTACTGGAGTTTTAACTTTAAGAATCTCACTCTTCTTAGCCTCTATACCAAAGATAGTAGGGTCTAACAGGCCCTCTTTCACAAGTTCGCTCTCAAGATTAACCTTCCACATAGGTTGATGGTACGGTGAGGACTTCTGTGGTATCTTATCTTTATCTCTCTGTCTTGTTTCTTTCTTAAGCCTAGCCGTCTCAATGTCATCCTCAAGATTAAATTGCGACCTGATTCCCTCAAGACTAATAATATCCCTGTCATATAGTTCTATGAGCAATTTTTGATATTGATTCTCATCTGAAAGAATTGCATCATCAAAGATTAATTTAGCTGGAGAAGGAAAGCCCATAGCCTTTTGTACAGCTTTAGCTTCGTCGGTCCAAAAATCGGTTAGCTTATTTCTTAAGTAATTTAACTTTTCAATCAATACCTTCATAGAAATAAAGTTGTTGGTAAACCCACTATCTCCACCGCCTCCGCCCCCAGATAATGAGGGTGGAATGCCCATCCCATCATAAATCATAGCCATTACGTGCTGGTATTTTTCTGGTCCTAAAAACTTATGGACTTCTGTATTGGACTCCTTAAAGTCAAGCTCGGGCCCCCAAAATACATCTAAAGTACCAGCTGTAATATTATTAAGGACAACCTCTCTAACCTTCTCAAGTTGTGCTTTTGTGGGGATTACAGAAGCCAATGGGTTGGTCTGATCTATATAGCCCACTCTCCATAGTCTAATATTGGAAATTGCCCCATCCAACGCTGACATATCAGCAAGATGCATTTTACGAAGAAGAGTAATAGGCTCTAAAATTGAATAGATTAAAGGTTTAGCCCAACTATCCCAATCGTCTTTCTTATAATGAGAAAGCTTGAGATCGTCGGTGGTAAATATCATATTGCCATTATTATCTCTAATTTTATTCTTTAGTTCATCTGGGATATGTTTTATTACATTAGCCACATCGAATTGACTTTGGCTTGTATTACCCCTAATGGCAGATTGAACCCCACTAACAATTCCCCCACCTAAGGTAAGAAGAAAGGTTCTCTTGGTAGTAAAACGCCCTATCTCGGGATAAAGCTCAGAAAGAGAAGTAATATCTATGAAGATGTACTTAGAGGGGATTTTTCTTTTAGACGTAACAACATTAGAAAATTGCTCACCCTTTGACTTTTTCCACTCTTTAGCCACACTATCAGGGACCCTCATATGATTTGTGAAGACACAGTTGTTTCCTAATCTAGCCAAATAATTACAAAATCGCTCTGACACATCGTATCCCTCAACTTTCCTAAACCACTCCTTATAAAAAGCCTCTACATTTGGATTTGAATGTGCCCAATCTATTCCTTTGACGCAGAAGTCCGCCATAAGATCAACCATATTGCGAATTATTCCAACAGTGTGATAGCAGTTATTACAAGCTACTATAATATCCCTGTCAGAGACCGGAAGTTTTTCTGACGGTCTACAGTTATGGTAGTTGTTTAGACCATATTCGTCACGTACAGACACCACACCAGCTTTTGCAACGTGAGCACTAGCCCCTTCCGACGCGGCGGCCATGGCTCTCTGCAAGTCCTCCATTGTTTCATATGGCATATTTATCACCTTTCTCTAAATTCCCAACATATTCTGGGCCTTCACCGTAACTTATTGCGATTGCAGTAGTGGCCCATAGTGGTTGCGTGTTTTTGTAGTTGAAACAAAAATACTGCTGAGCCGGGTCTTTAAGCTTGAATGAGTTGCAGGGTTTTATATGATCAAAGTGCCAGCCG